CCCATTGCCAGTACAGGGTATGTTGAATTATTATTTAGTGTAATATTAACTTGCTCTGAACCTTTTCTAGCACTCTTATTTGATTCTGACTTTGCACCTACATTACTGCCTGTATTTACAGGAATAGTTTCTTGCTGACTCTGTTCCATTTGTGGAGCAGATTTTTTTATCGCCTCACTTTGCTCAGCTTTTAAATTTTCAAGTCGTTCTTTTTTCTTTTCTAAACCTTTTGCTGATATACCAATAGTACTATTTATTCCTGTTTTTCTTCTACCTGTATCTATTTCCTCTTGTAGTCTATCTATTTCTTTTTGTCGTTTCTCTATCTTTTTTTGTTCCTTATCAGCAAATATAAGATCAGATAAACCAAAAGAGAGCGCTGATGCTAAATTTTTACTAAAGTCTGTCATATATGGTTTTGCAAGGTCTAATGGTCCTTTTGTTTCATTAGATTGTGCTTCTGGTCTAAATTTTTCAAACATTTCCTCACCTGATTTATATGGTAATTCCGGATCAGGTTGTATACTACCTGTCATTGCATTTATTACAGTCATCATTGCAGCCTCTGCAACAGCGGCAGCAGCAAAACCAACAAGAAAAAGCGGACCTAAAGTTAAAGAGAATCCTTTTATTACCTTACCTATATTTCTTACAACATTAACTAAAGCCTTAATTCTCTTTCTCATTGCCATTCTTCTTTGTCTTGCTCTTACTTTATCTTTATAGACATCATCTGCAAATCTTTTCATTCTTCTATCACGTTTTGTTATAAGTCTAATGTTAGCTCGTATACGCTTTTTTTCTTTTATAGTAGCAAGTCTTTGTCTTGCTGCTTTTCTTCTTTCTTTATTTACTGCTCTTTTTTGCTTACGTACTTCTTTATCAGCACTTATAACTGTATCGGAACCAAATATAATATTAAATAATAAAGAACCTAGACCTGTTAACATTCTAGTTAATGCTTTAATAAATGGTGTAATAAACTTTCCTATCTTAACTAAGAATAAAGCCGATAGTAACCCTCCTAGACCTAAGAGACCTGCTTTTAATTTTCCTATACTTTCATCATTAAGTCCTAAAAGACCTTTTAGAAAATTTGCGAAATAATTTCTAGATTCTTCATTAAGAAGTAATCCTACTATTGCACCTAAACCTAGTAAATTAAATCCTTGTTTAGTCATAGATTTTTTAGGAGGTTCAGTTACTGGTGTAGTATCTGGTTTTGGATCGGTAATTACTTCAGGCTGTTCTACTGGTTCAAAATCAAAAAATTGACGTATTGAATTAACTAAGTTTTTAACTGTATTATCTGTTTCTTTAGTTATATCATCAAGTTCACTAAATTGTTCTTTTGCAGCAATAAAAAAGCTCATACTACTCATTGCCGATTGTGCAGCAGATACTTTAGCTTCTTGTAGTTCTAATTCTAGTTGTTCAGCCATTCTTATGCTTTAATCTCTCTTGTTCTCTTTCCAAATAATCTTTTAACATATCAACATAAATGTCTCTTTCATAAGGCATCATATTTTCAATCTCTGTTACAGACCATTTGTGGTGCTGAGCCAAACTAAAAATTAAAGTATAATAGTTTGAAAGGTTATTGTGACTCAGCCCAACGTAAAAAAATCATTTAACGTCTCCAATCTTACTACTCTTTCATTACCAAGACTATTTGTATATTTTAATTCATGATATAATCTAGGAATAGTTTCGTAAAACTTTTGAATCTTATTAAATGTCTTAACATCTAAATCTTGTATAAATTCCTCTAATTCTTCATCAGATGAATCTAAAGCATTATATTCATTCTTACCTTCATAGATTATATCAATACTACTCTTTAACATTTCAAAGAATACATCAGTTTGATTCTTTGCATCTTTTAATTTTTCTGTAATACTTACTTTAGGATACTTCATAGTAAATCCTATTTCTTTATTAATCTCAATTTTGTTATTATGATCTTCAAATGTTTTTACTTCTACTTCATCTAAATTTAACTCTAAATCATAACTTTTTTTATCTTCATTATCTTTGTAACGCAACTTAATTATATTATTTACTGATCTAGATCTTAATTTTAAAAAAATATATTCTATATCAAAAGTTGCAAGTTCGTCTAATTCTACATCACTTTCAATAATACAATTACTAATAACCTGTTTTAAAGAATTTAATATTTCATCAGTATCTTCACTCTGTGATGCCATTAATAATACTTTTTCTTCTTTAACTAGAAAAGGTCTTAATTTAATTTTTTTACCATTTGATGGTAATGTCAATTCAAAAGTCGGATGACTTATCTTTGGTAACGCCATTATATCTCCTTATTATCTCAATCCACCTATTGCTATCTTTGTATTGTTTATAACATTAATTACATCTGCAACACCCTGTGGTTTACGTAAACCACCTAGTACTTGCACTGCATTTCCTACTTTAATTAATTTTTGTAAAACACTTTCTTCTCTTTCTTGTTGAATTTGTCTTACATTTATTCTTTCTATCTTCCAATTAAAATATGTAAACGTAATTGGTAATCTTGCAATGTTATCATTATCACCCCATGATAGACCAATATCACCCATAAAGATTGGAAATATATCTCTAAAGCGAACATTTACTATATCATTATTACTTTCATCAACTGTTGTTACTAGCATATCAGTTGCATAATTTTCTTTATAATTTACCCCAAATGGATGAGGATTAAAAACTGAACGTGTATCTATTTGATTATCGCTTTGAGGAACTTTAGAATGATATGGCATTTCGTCAAACATAATAATACCATTTATCCAATCATTAAAAAAGTTTTGTACTACACCAGATCCATCAACAAAGAAAGATAGTGTTGTGTCAACAAATACTGGTGAATAAGGTTTTCTTTCTAATGGTCCAGTTCCATATCTTCTTATTTCAGAAGTAGCTAACGATATACCTGGTAATGTTGCTGATTCAGTTAAAAAAGCTAAACTTCTGGCTTCATCAGATCTATTTGCCATCATTGGAGGTGGGAATATCTCTACATAAAAATAATTTGGCTTAGTAAAACTATTTAATCTATTAATATTAGAGATAAGATTGTTCATATCTCTTCTATTCTCTTTTGGTGCTAATCCTTCACCTGTATTAAAAATACCTTTTATTGCTTTTCTTATACCAGCAGGTACACCAGGAAAGTCAGCTACAGCTCCAGCAACACCAGCTACATCTCGTGCTTTAGATATTCCTTTTTGAATTTGATCTGATATTGCCATTAACTTCTGCCTCTAACGTTATTATAGTTTCTTATAGTTCTTAAACTATCTCTATGAACTACATTTATATTTGCTTTTCTAAATCTTTGTAATGGTAAGAATAAAGCAACCTCCCATTGATCTGGAGGTACCATTATAAATCTACTTCTTACCTGAGTATTTAGATAGTATTTAAAACAAGGTCTAAAAAATCTTAACTTTCTTAATGTTTTTAATCTATCATAAGTCATTCTAATTCTAGTCATTAAATCACCAGTACCAGTTACAAACTTGTATAAATTATCCATTAACATTGCTCTATAGGTTAATGGCAGATAATGCATATTAATTCCAGTAAATCCTTCTTCTTTTACATCTATTAAAAATATAACTGGAAACATATCATAATATGGTAGTTCCATTCTTAGCTTTGGATTATATTTAAACAGATATAACCTGCCTGGTAATAATCTATTAGTACCAAGACTTTGTGATGTCTTAGTTATTACACTTTGTGTATTTTTTATTTCTGCCTGTTGTGCTGTTTCTCTAAACCATAATCTTGCATCAACAACTCTATCTTCAGGTATCTTATCATTTAAAAAGTCGGTAAACTTAATTGCCATTATTTAATACCAAGTTCTTTTTCCGTCATAATCATAAATTTCCATTTTCTATCTTCGCAGAATGCTTTAGCAGCTTTCCATTTAGCTGTATTAATACCATATGTTCTAACCTCATTAATATATCTTCTATTAGCCTTTTGTTTAATTTTTGGTGGTCGAACTTGTATACCTGGCTTTACTTCAATAACTATTGTCTCATTCTTCTTTTTAACTAGGAAATCTGGATAATAACGATGTATCCTCCCATCTATTGGTGATCTATAAGGAATAGAAAATTCTTCAGATGCCCATTCAACTATATCAGAATGGCTATCTAAATATATCATAAGCTTTAGTTCCCAATTACTACGATAAATAATATTGAGAGGGTTACCAATATATTTTTTAGGATTTTTGGGCCTGAAGATTCCTTTATAACTCATAGAGATATTTATGCCGTTTAAGCCAGAAGACATTTTAAAACAAGCAACTTCATTATCACAACAATTTGATAAGTCATTTAAGTCAAGTGTTGATTCATTTGCAACTAGAGCAGATGGATTTGTGAAAAGCGCACCAACAAGTTTAGGTCAAAATCTACCTACAATTAATGATTTAGCAGGTAAGTTAGGAAAACTAGGATCATCTATATCAGGTTCAGTTAATGGTGCATTAAATCAACTAGGTCAAATTGGATCATTTACTAAGTTTCAGGATACATTTATACCTCCTTCTAAATTAGAAGATATTACACCAGAAGAAGCAAGACTAAAAGGAAGGCAATTTATATTTAAAGGAGATTTAACATACCCTATTGACCTAGCAAATTATTTTATTAGCTTTAAATTTAAAGAATATGAAAGAAAAATACCTTTAGGAGAAAAGAAAGAATTTCCTGTATTAACTGTCAATCTTCCTGTACCTGGTAATCTATCTGAAAATTTTAATATGAATTATGCTGATGCAGAATTAGGGTTGTTAGGAATGCTAGATGAAAACATTCAAAAAGAAACAGTTGGTAAAATAACAAGTCTAGGAGGTGCAGATGGTGCTGAAGCTACAGGAAAGGGTTTAAGAGAAACTATTACTGATCCTACAGCATTAGGATATGCAGGTAGAAAGGTTGCAGGTATAGTAGATGCAGCATCTGGTTTAAATACAACCGGTGTAACACAAAAGCTAACTGGTGCAGTTCTTAACCCTTTTCAGACTTTATTATTTCAAGGTACTAATTTAAGATCACATACATTTGAATATAGGTTTTCACCTAGATCTAAAAAAGAAACAGAAATATTAAAAAAGATTATTAACGAATTCAAAAAGAGAATGCACCCAGGTAAAAAAGGATTTCTGTTTACCTTCCCACAAGTTGTCGATATTGAGTTTGGTATGGGTGCCGAAGCTGAACCTTACTTTTTTAAAACATGCTTTCTAGAAAGCATGGGTGTAAATTATGCACCATCTGGCATACCTGCATTTTTTGGTAATTCAGCTGATCCAGTTGAAATTAATCTATCATTAACATTTAAAGAGATTACACCGCTTACTAGTGAAGATTTTGGTGGATCTAAAAATGAAGTTAATATACCTTATCAAGGTATGAAATTTGATAACGAAAATAATAACGGATAAAAATGAGTACACTTTACAACTATTTTAATAAATTAGGAATCATTACTTACGATGATCAAATAGTAAATAATATTATAACTAGTGTTAGATTTAAAGATATAGTATTAAAAACTCAAGCTGCATTTTATCCTTATACAATAAAAGAAGGTGAAAGAGCAGATATAATTGCTGCAAATTATTATGATGATGCAAGGTATGCATGGTTAGTTTATTTAAGTAATAAAATAATGGACCCATATTATGAATGGCCTTTATCACAATATGACTTTCAAAAGTATCTTATTAAGAAATATGGTACAATTGCAGAAGCAGCTGATAAAGTCGCCTTCTATAAAGTCAATTGGGAAAGCGATGATAGCTTATTAACACCTTCAGGCTATGCAGCCCTTAATACTGATCTTAAAAAATATTGGGCCCCAGTAGTAGGTGTACAAGGTACTGTTGTTAACTATGAAAGAAAAGAATTAGACTGGGTTGTTGAAACTAATAAAGTAGTAAGTGTAACAGTTAGTAGTATTGATGATTATCAATTAGAAGAAAAAGTAACACAAAAAACATCTGGTACTACAACTGGTACTGGAACAATTAAAGCAATAGATTCTACTAATAAACGATTAACTTTATTTCATATAACAGGTTCCTTTGCTGTAACTGCAGGTAATGTAGGCAATGTAATAGGTTCTAAATCAAATGCAACTAGAACTGCATCTGCGGTGACTACGGTTAAAGAATCTATTCCAGCTGCAGAAGCTGCATACTGGGTAGAAGTAAATCAACATACATATGAAGATGATTTAAATGAATCTAAAAAACATATTCAGCTTATCGATAAATCATTAGTGAATGAAATAGAAGATCAAATGTTAAGTGTATTATCAGCATGAATATAGAACCAGGTGATATAAAAATACTTAAAGCTACTATTAGCAAAATTTATCCCGGACAACAGGCCGAAGTAGATATTACCGCA